CAGTGGGTCATGCTTTTTGACGAGTTCCTACAGTCAAAAGATCCCAATGACCGGATTTTGCAAGCACTTGAAATAATAGATGCTATAAATACCAAATCTTGGCAGTTAGTTATGCCAGGACTTGAAGAAAAAGGTTCAACTTATTTCCGTTCAGAAATAGTAATTGCAACTACAAATCAGAAACTTCCTCTGAAAGTTGCAATTGAAGAACCAAATGCTTTACACCGCAGATTTATCGCTGTGAAGATTACTCAAAACAATAAATCTTTTGAATCTAGTGAAGATGGCACTGTCCAATTAAATCTGAAAACTCTTAATGAGAATTACAGGTTTGAGGTGGACTACTTCATTAATGGTGATCTTGAACACCACGTAATATCCAAGAATGTCGATTTTTCAGGACTCATCTGTATTTTGGATGAGCGCAAAGCTTATAACGACGCCAAATTTGGCGAAGTTAGAGTGTTTGATCCTGCAGTCATTGACCATACACACAAACCTTCGGGTGATAGTGTGTTAAAAGTAAAAGCCTCACTCAATGAGGATGGAGATCCTGAAACTCCAGATAAACCAGAAGATGAACTTTTAGTTCATAAGCCAAAAGCTAAAGCTCAAGGAATATTTGATTATTTACCTGATTTCTCTCAAACTTTGATATCATGGCACGGCCGATACAAGGTACCTTACAAGTATTTACTTAAAGGTTATACATCAGGAATTACCAAAAAATTTCGAGAGTGGTTATGGCAGAACAATGGTTCTCCAATAACGGATCAAGGCGGGTCCCAATACCAAGCTTATTTAGTTCAAACATTGCGACATAAAAATGGATCAGAAATGCTCTATTTTGTTCCACCTGTGTATCAAGATTTTCTCTTCCAAGGAAAGTTTGATGCGGTAGTGCAAGTGCTTATAAATGAATATGGCTTAAAGTTCATGGGTCAAGGAGAGTCAGCCCCCCTCCTTGATCTTTGGGGAAGTGGAAACGTACCCCCTGAACCGCAGAAATATGGCTTTGATTGTCTTTCAGTTTCCAAGATGGAAGACGAACAATACTATACATTAAACGCAGCAGTACATCCAAATCTGTTTAAGCTTTGTTATCAAAAGCGAGTATTCCAAAAAATCCATAAAGATGGAAAAATTAAGTACTATTTTGATTACTGGACGGTGCCTAAAGACAAGGTTGAATTAGAAGAGCTCAAGACAGCGTGTAAGGA